TCATGAAACAAAACGCCGTCCCTCCATTTCCGGAACTGCCTCAAGCAGCTTCTTCGTATAATCGCTGGTCGGATGATTCATTACCTCATCACGCGTTCCCTGGTCCACGACCTTACCATGCTGCATCACAATGAGCTTGTCCGCCATATAAGCCGCCACGCCGAGGTTATGAGTAACGATGATGATGCCTGTTCCAAAGTTGTCCCGAAGTTCCATCATCTGACGCACGATCTGTGCCTGCGTAGTTACATCCAGTGCACTGGTCGGTAATGTAACGTTAGTACAACATGAAGATAACCCCGGAATACTTCATTTTTCCGGGGTTCTATCTTTATGCATTTATCAGTTCTTCCGCTGCTTCTCTCGCCTGCTTGTATGTGTTCCATTTTAGCTGGTCCCCGTGCCGCATTTGCATATCACCTATATATACATACCAGTGATTTCCACCGTCAAACTGTTTTATTCTTATGTCTTCCGGCTTGTAGTTTGGGAACACAAGCGCTTTTCTTCTGCAAAACTGGTCATATTCAATCCCGTGTGTATGACCGCCCACACAATTTATGAACACTGTTCCGTATTCTCTCAATGTTTCCATTTCTGCAAAACCGATTTCTATATTCAGACAGCGAAATCCGTCAAAAATTGTTCCGCCTACATTCTGTGCTTGCATCACTGCGCATTGCAGGTATTTGAAATCACGACTTTGTTGCAGGTTTATTCTCTCTTGCAGCGTCATTTCTTCTAACACTTCTGGAAAATCTTTCCCCTCTTTCTTCCACTTCCAGTACATCATAAGTGCGCCCTCATACTTGCTTCCGCCGCCAGTCTGATTGTGGTATTCTGTTAATTCGTCCATGTTGCTTATTTTAAGCCACCAGCCGCCTTCTACACTGTGGACAAAAAGAAAGTCCGCCATCCCTGCGCCCTCCTTTCAAATTATATTGACCTTGCCACATTTTCTTGTTATTATTTACATAAACAGATCGGGGCTTTGGTGGCAAGTCCGCCGCCCCTCTGTTTTGCCCCTGTCAGCTATTCAGCTGACTTTTCTTTTTTCTGGTCTTCCAGAAGCTCTTTGACCTTTTCTTTTGCTTCGTCAAGGTCTTTGCAACCATCCAGAATCATACTGACCATTTTCAGAATCTTATCGAATTGCTTGTCTGTCATATCTTCCATGTTTTTCTCCTTTCTCTTGCCTACTCGTTAAAGTTTTTTCTTCTTTAACTATCTATATTATATACTTCCGTAAGTATAAAGTCAATAGTTTTTTGTGTTTTCAAGTAACTTTCGGCATTAAATCTGCATAGGTTGTATGAAGTAGTCCATTGCAGTCCATCCTCCATGTGCTTTAATTTCTTTTATTTTAATTTCTTCACTTTTTCCCTGCTTAAAATTTTCTGTTATTCTCCCGTATTTGTATTCGCATTTATCTAGGATATGTATGCGTTTTAAATCATTTGATATGATAAAATCCCCCCATTCTCCCGGTTTTTCTCGCAGCACTTCTTCTATAAATTCTTTTACCGTGTATTTGTGGCCCAGTATTACAGCATAGCTGCTACAAGCATCCCCGTATGGTCCGCCGGTGCATAACATTTTGAACGCCATTCTGTTTTCCCCTTTCCCTTGACATATTATAATTCTTTTTTCTTTCTGCCCGGTTTCTTTGCTCCTGCTTCCCGCTCCGCAGTGTTTGTCCATTCCAGATTCTTCCCTGTGTCATGCATGTACTTTTCTTTTATAGCTTCGATCACATAAGCATTTTTAGAAAGTCCCTGTTCCTTCGAAATTTCTTCAAGCCTTGCTTTCATTCCTTTTGGCAATGCAAGCTCTGTTCTGTCATAATTTCCGTTTCTGTACGTGTTCTTTGCAGCTGTTGCTGCTGCTCCCCTTGGTGTCTGGTATTTTCTATCTTCCATTTTTTATTCCTCGCTTTCTTTTTTGCATTATTTTATCATACTTTCTTTCGTTACGGAAGTATAAATAATATGCAAATATACTTCCGTAACTTTGTGCATCCTGCCTATTTACATTATACTTACGGAAGTATATAATATAGTTACAAGGTAAGGAAAACAAGTCATATATGGAGGTAATCAAAATGAAAAAATTTGAAATCGGCAAACAGTACAGCATGACAAGCATTTGCGATCATAATTGCGTATGGTCCTATACCGTAACCGCAAGAACCGCACAGACCATCACGATCACAGACGGCAAATCTTCTCAGAAATGCCGCATCAATAAACGGGCTTCTGAATATCGCGGCTCTGAAACAGTTTATCCGCTCGGCCAGTATTCAATGGCCCCCAGCTTAACAGCATAGCAATTCACCGGGCGGCACCGCTGCCGCCCTATCGAAAGGATAGGTAACAATATGATTAAATGGAAAATGAATGATGTTACTTTTAATCGTGGCAATTATCGCCCATTGATTGCTCATTTTGATAATTCAAAGTGTTGGCTTGCTCTCGCTGCAATGACAACCACAACCGGTTTTCGTTCTGAAATCAGACAGCTTGCCAGCGAATACGGCGCAAAAATCATCGAATTAAAATATATGTATGATGAAGAAGACCGTCAGACCGAAACGGAAGTTATTGATTTTCTCAAACTTGATACTGGGTATATTTTCCGAAATGAATTGAAAGTTCCAGCAGGTACCCGCCGCCAATTTATCAAGTATTCACCAGATGAAATTTTTCAAATAAATTGATTCCCAGAAAATAGAATGTCGCATTTGTCTTTGTAACATAAAATAAAGCCCGCAAGCGTATATTTTACACTTGCGGGCTTAAAGTTAATCTGTTGGCATTTCTTGTTTTCTGTTTGACTGTTTTTACTCAATCATCACTGTGTCAACGCCGCTTGCTGCTTCTTCCACTTCTTCCGGTGAAATCGTCCCCGTTTTATTTCCTGCTGCGTCATAGGTGTTGTATGTTCCATCTTCATTCTGCTTCAATGCCCCATCCGGTACATTATCCGTTGCAACCGCCACTGTCGTTCCTGTTGTATATACATTCACAATCGGTGCCACAGATGCTATTCCTTCTGCGACTTCCAGTGTTGCCGCCGATTCCTGCGCGTCCTTTCTGGCCTGTGCTTCGTCCCATCCTTGCTTTAATTCATCGTATGCTGTCTGCGCGATCGCCCGCAGCTGATCTTCCGTTACTTTCAGCCCGGCTTCATCCGCAATTTCTTTCAGCTTCTGCACAACCGCTTCCATTTTCTCTGTTCCTGTGGAAGATTTCATAAACTGTCTGGCCCATGTTACGAAGCGTTCTGCCCATCCGGTAAGCGTGTTCAGCTTTTCCGTTACGTCCTGCGGTACCTTCGGAAAAATATATTTTCCCGTCACGAACGCTGCCACCGCTATCATCAGTTCTGCTGCAAGAAATAAAATTTTATTCATGTCCTTTTCCTCCTTTTATTTTGCCGGAATTTTCAATACCTGCCCTTTACGAATCGTGTTGCTTGTCAGCCCGTTTGCAGTCTTGATTTCATTATATCTTGTTCCATTTCCCAGAAGTTTTTCTGCAATCGACCACAAAGTATCGCCTTCCGCCACCGTATATGTTGTTGCTCCTGCTGCCGGAATTTTAATTGTCTGCCCTACATTGATTGCGTTCGGGTTCGCAATTCCATTATAGCTTGCAAGTTTCTGGTATGTAGTACCGTATTTTGTAGCGATCGCAGAAAGCGTGTCACCCTGTTTCACTGTATAGGTTTCTTCCTTTCCGCTTGCTGCTGTTGTTGTACTTGCCGTGCTGCTTGCCGCTGTTTTTGCTTTGTACACTGCTTCAAGTTTTGCTTTCGTCAGTGGTCCATACTGCCCGTCTATAGTCAGCCCGTTTGCAGTCTGGAATGCTTTTACTGCTTCCAGTGTATTGTTTCCGAAATCTCCGTCCGCCCCGGCAGTTCCGCATGAATATCCGCAGGCAATCAGCAGATTCTGCATTGTTTTTACTGCCGTTCCGCTGTCACCTTTTGACAGATAGTTTTTTTCTTCTGCTCCTGCGTTTCCTGCTTCTGTTCCTGCTTTTGCTCCATCAGATACCACTGTAGCCGTATGCGCCGTGTCATTCAGCAGAATGTCACCAGCTACATTATAATCGCCGCTGCTTGTGTACTTGCTGTCTGTAAGTACGATAAAACCTGCTGCTTTAAAACCTGCCCGCATATTGCCCGTGTATGTAGCACTAACATTCTGCAATGATGCAATTCCCAGCAGATGCCCTACAGCTTTTACAATGTCGATCACGCCCTTGCTGCAATCCGATTCGCATTTTACTGTGATCTTTGCCGGGTCATATCCAACCTTTGCAAGCTCGATTCCGAACGTGTCCCGCTGTCCTTGATCGTACCCGATATTGTCATTTTGCGCTGCTTTCTTTGCCAGTTCCGCAATCTTCGCGCGTACTGCTGCGTTAGGGTGTCTCAATACACAATTCCACGGTCTGTTATACCATGCGATCAGCTGCCATTCTGTACCAGTCTGATCTCCTGCCGCCCCTCCCGTGTATTTCCCGTTTTCGTCATGTCCGCAGTTGCTTATCATTGTTGCCACTGTCTTTCCTCCTGTCTGCGCTGTTGTTGTGCTGAATAATTTTGCACATTTGCTGTACGTTTCATTTCTCCTGCTTGTATATTTTCCCATCACCCAATCAGCCAGCGCCGCTGAATGAATGATTGAAAGCGTAATTTTTGACGCTGCCCCGGCCTTTGCCGCTGCTGCGTCCCCCACTCTTTTTGAAGCGCCTGCGCCGCCTTGATTCTCCAGATCCGAAAAATATACAAGGCTCTGCCGGTCCTCAATTCCTATTTTAATTCCGTGTTCCACGTATGTTCCCACGTCTTTTTCTGCCTGCTTGTCCTGCGCTGCTTTTCCAGCTGCCGTTCCAAGCAATTTACTGATTGCATTTTTTTCTGTAGCGTTCACGGTGCGGCTGTTCCACTGTATAGCTGTTGTGATCTCTTTATACAGTGAAGTCCCCAGAATTGATTCTGCACTGCTTTCTGCTGCGCATATAGCTTTCAGCAGGTCCAGTGCGCGGCTTCCATGCCACTGCACCTTCCCCACGCTCACAGCGCCGTTATCATTCGCATTTACAGAAGTATATCCGCCTTCATTTCCGTAAATTACTGTGCAGGCGGCAGATATTACCTGTTTTTTCTGTTCCTCTTTCATCTCAAAACCCCCTTACTGTGAAGAAATAGATGAGAAATCAGAAAGTGTTCCCGGCAGCTCCGGGTTGTCTTTTTTGATTTTTTCCAAGTTCTCTGCTTTTGACTTCCAGCAATAAAATCCTATTGCAAAAGCTGACGCTGTACCTACATACGTTAGCAGTGTCCCGATCTGGTAAAAATCCTTGTCGATCACCACCCAGCAGCCCAGAATAAATGCAATGTAATATGTAACCATGATTGACCGCACAATCACTTTTGTTTCTTGCAATTTTCTTTCCGGGTGCTGCTGTTCCTCCGTTTTCTTTTTCTTCCTCAGCTGCTTTAAATAGCGCATATTCGCCAGATAAAACAGCAACATAGCTGTCAGCATCCCTGCCACGAATACAAGCACAATTTTCACTTTTCCCCCTCCTTATCAAGTAGAAAATCGTTTTCTTCCATGCAGTGCAGGTATATTTTTTTCACGTACTCGTGTGCGATCTCTACCCTCCCGTTTTCAATTTTGTTTTCTTTGATGTACTTTTCATAATCGCTGTAGTCCTCAAAAAAATTGTCAAATTCTTCCTTCGTGTGCCGTCTGTGGTTCATGCAGCTGTTCGCGAAATCAAGAATATTGTTTCGCCAGCTTTCCACTTTGTGCTGCTGCAAATCTTTTTCGATCTTGTTCACCTTTTCGAATAAGTCATGGTTCATAAGATTTCCCAGCTGTTTAATCAGCCAGCGCACCGGCTGTATCTCTATTCCCGGTGTTAGGTCTATCACTATCCCCACTGCCGCCAGCGTTGCAATCAGCTGTTTCGCATATTCCAGTAATGTTGCCGTTTTCATTGTTTCCTAAAACCTCCCGTCTGTACATTGCATTTAAACTCTTTTTCAATCCATAGCTGTTGAAATGCAGCAAGATTCCTCGGTATGATGCAACACTTCTGTCCAGTGTCTCTTTGTCTATTTCCCCTGTGGAATAGGCAATGAATAAATATTTCAGCCGTTTTCGCAATTTCTTTGCAGTCTTCTTTCTTAGTTTCCTATGCGTTGACCATACGCGGAAGCCGACAAATTCAATGCCTTCTGCCGTTGGGCGTATGCAGGTTTTCTTGTTCAGCTGCAAATGCAGATGATCTCCCAGAAAGACGGCTATTTCCTGTTTCACCTTTTCCAGATATTTCTTGTCTTTGTGCAAAATAATAATGTCGTCCATATACCGGATATAGTAATGCAGCCGCAGCTTGTGCTTGCAATACTGATCTAATTCATTCAGATACAGGTTTGCAAACATCTGTGAAGTCAAGTTTCCGATCGGCAAGCCTACATCCTGCAACATTTCATCGAATGCTACGTCTCCAATGTCTGCTCCAAGCGGAAGACCGAATTTTGTGTCTTCACAATCAATGATCTTTTCAAGCAGCTCCAGCAGCCTTTTGTCTGCAATCATCCGCGCCAGTATTCCCTTTAATACTTCGTGGTCTATCCGGTAAAAGTATTTTGATACATCCAGTTTTAAATAATAGAATTTTCCCTGTTTTCTTTCTGTCTGCCGCAGCCAATATTGCAGCTTGTTGACTGCTTTGTGCGTCCCTTTTCCCACTCTGCAAGCGTAGCTGTCGCAGATAAACCGCTTTTCAATCAATGGATTCAGTTGCCGGTATATCGCATGTTGCACAATACGGTCTTTAAACGTCAGTGACATTATCAGCCGTTTCTTTGGTTCGTACACGTAGAATATGTTGTACCGTCCTACTTCGTACTGTCCCCAAATGATTTCATTTTGCAGATTTATCAAATTGTCTTCCAACAGGTTCGTAAATTCCAGCACATCCGGCCTGTATCTTTTACTTTTTATTGCTGCTTTATAAGCACAAAATATGTTTTCAAAATCGTATATTTTAGGGAAAATATTTTTAATCTGTTTCAAATCTTCTGCTGTTTCCCTTCTTCTAGCTACTATTCGCCGTGCAAATCTACTCCGGTTTTTCCGTTTCGAACGTAGCATATTTATTCAGCTGTTCAGCTGACTTTCGCCGCCGGTGCGGTTACTAACTGCTTTCACGGCAATTCAATCTTTTTCCTCCGGTTTTCCCTTCGGAATGGAAAAGAACCCCTTTGGCCCTTCATGTACTGTCACAGCGCACCTGTGCGCTGTGCTTGCTGACAAGTGGGGCAGAGCGGAGCGGAACGAAATGTTGTTGTTGCTGTTCGTCCGCGGGTTGTTCAAGTTCAACGCAGCGGGACCGCCGTTGCTGGTGTTGTTGAAGCTCGAACCGCGGTAAGGCACAACACGTCCTCTATTACGGCCCTTTCCCTATGCAAAAGCGGGCTTTCGCCCGCTTCACATCATTACTTTTTCAAAGACTTGTAATACCCGCCAATCATACTGCCTATTTCATTTATTTTTCGTGATATATTTTCGTATTTCCTTAGTGCAAGGCATGGTTTACGGTTGCGCATATAAGCAGGGTCTTTGGCAAGTCTTACCAGATGCCGCAGCACGTCAACTTCTGTGTCCAGTTCTCCCAGCGTTGTTTTCTTGTAATGCTTGTTTTCCAACATTACTACCAGCCGCAGTATTTGCAGCATTGTTCCCTGTATATCATTTGCAAGTTTTCTTTGTGATCTCGGAAACTGGTCAAGTTCTGGGTTCGTGTACAGTATGAGTTCATAAACCTTTTCTTTCATTTTGAAGTCTTCTGTTGTCGCGTTGTTCTGTATCGGTTCAAGTTCTAATGAACTCAGTTCTTCTGACATGTTGTCTTCCTGTCTTTGTCTCCATATTTTTTTGTAATTTCTTTTTGCAAATAGGGGTCTGCTGCCGCAGCCCCTATCAGTTTTTCAGTTACCAGTTTGCAGTTACTCATACAAAGCGGAGCGGAACGAAACGCTGTTGTAGCTGAGCGTCCGCGGGTTGTTCAAGTTCAACGCAGCGGGACCGCCGCTGCTGGTGTTGCTGAAGCTCGAACCGCGGAAAGGCAGGCGTTCGCCTGTTAAATTCAAATACTGCTGGTTTCCGCTGCTTCCGTATGTGTCTGCACTGTCTTTCATCAGTCCTGCTGCAATCGCAATCTGCGGAATGTTCACGCCTTCTGCTGCTGCCAGCTGTCCAAACGGAATACTGCTACTTTCTGTAGCTGTAGTCTTACTGGTATTGATAACAATTTTATTTGATACAATGTCATAATGCAGCGTTCCGTCCGTTCCCGGCTCAACCAGTTCTCCATCTGGCTTAATCGCTTTCCACTCTGTGCTGTCAGCAGACATGCTGCATGTTGATTTCATTGCATTTCCATACGGGATGATCTGAATTTCACCATCAACGATTCTGAAACCACTTACCCATTCCCACGTATTACCGCACAGATCAGCGATTCCAGCCGGTGTATGATCGTGATACCATGTTACAGGCCCGCTTCCGGTTGCCGTTCTTCCTCCGCCTTTGGTTCCGTCAATGTATGTATTCACACCGCGTTCCCATGCTTTTTCATAGCTTGCATCCCAGTTCGTGTTCCCTCTGGGCACGGTTCCGTTTCTCTGGCACCACAGATTCAGCGCTGCAAAAACGCCGTTCTGATTCAGATGCCATCCGGCACCTTTGTTTCTGCAATATTTCAGTGCCGTGTCGAAATTCACGTAGCACTGCGGGTCTTTCATCGGCAGCGAATATGCGCGATCTCCAACAACGCAGTTAATGAATTTTGAAACCCAGATTTCCTTTTCTGCTCCATCTACAATCCACCACGGCAGCGTTTCCTGTGTTCCTCCCGTGATAATGTCCGAATACTTCATTTTCGGTACTGCCACCATGATTGACGGTTTCCCCAGATCATCGAATTTTACTGCATTTCTTGCCCCGAACGCTTTGACCGCCAGCGCAAGATCATCAAAATTGCTCATTTTTTATACCTCCAGTCCCCATAAAATAAGTGTGCAACGTTTCATGTCGAACGGCAGCGGCACCGGGATTTCCTGTGTGCTTCCGTCTTCATTCTCTCCGTTGTCTGCGACATCATACATGCGGGCCGGTATAACGATTTGCGCAGCATATCTCTGTGCTTTCCCTCCGGTTCCAATCACAATGCCGCCGTCACTGTCAATGCAAATATCCAGTGATACTTCGTAATCTCTTTCGCGTGTTGCCAAGTTCACTGTCAATTCATCATCACCGAACGTGATCTTTTTTGCTGAAACCTCGTATTCGATGTATTCCCCCGGTGTCTTTTCAATTACATTGATTTCCTGTGCCATGCTCAATACCTCCCTGTCACTTCGCGTGTACGCGCCGAAATGATCTCCGCAGCTTCTCTCTGCTCCGGTGTTCCTCTGCCCTGTACTCCGAAGGATTTTCGCACAAAGTCTTCATGTGCTTTCCGTTCTTCCGACTTGATAATTACATTTGCCATCAATAGAACCCTCCTTTGACATATAATTTCACTGTCGCGTTTGTGGCGCTTCCAGTGTATGCAACTTTGAACCCATTCACCAGCTTATCTGAAATGATAATATCACCTGCGAAACCTCCTGTTTCATCCAGCAATTCTGCTGTCACTGTGTAATCAGTGTGGTTTCTTTGCTGCTGCAAAGCAACGGTTTTTACAGAATTGTTGAAAGGATATTCCAACGTATTTGTTAATGATACTGTCAGTGTTTCGCCTGTTATATCCTCGATTGCCTGCTGCGTGTGAATACGTTCAATTGCCATCAGTGCTGCCAGTTCCCCTGCATTGCTTATACCGTCTTCCATTTTATTGAAATTCGTTGCATTCTGCGGTGTTCCCTGTTGCAGCACTTCGCCTTCTTCCGGTGTATGCGTGACTGTCCCATCTGTGTTATTTGTTTCTTTGTACCTGTTTTCGTACTGTGTCACATGGTCCAGCCAATACGTCCAGCTATACATCATTTACACCTCCTCTTCCTCGATTTTGAAAACGAAACGGTATAACGTGCCTTCCTGCACATTGCTGATTTCGATGTTCGTTGCCTTGTCGGCCCACAACTGCTTGTTTTTGTTGTACAGCTGAACCCGCGTTATTTTTGCCGTTCCTCCATTCTGCGGCGCAATATTGATATACACCGCAAAGCTGCCGTCAGACATGCGCTCGCGGCGGTGTATTACCGCTTTGCTCGTGCTTCCGTTTACCGTAACTTGTGCATAGCTGATAATATCATCAAGGAAATTGTTAAAATCCGTCATTGCCTGTGCCGTCAGCATCCTTTTTCACCTCCCCTGCTACAGTTTCCGGCTGCTGCCGCAAACCTTTACGCTATATTTGAATCCGGCTGCGCTCACTTTGCTTTCCAGCACTCCGCTTTCCGTGTCCCCTGTGACGCTTCTCTGCGGCGTTTCTCCGGCTTTTATCTGCCCTGCTGGTATATTTGTGTACCTGTAGGCATTTGCTCCCGTTTCCGCCGTAATCTGCGTTTCTGCCTGTCTGAAAATAATATTTCTTCCCGGTATGGTTCCTGCCTGCGGACTTGTGAACGCAAAGTAATCTGCGCCCGTATTCACAATAACAACACTGGCAGCATTACCACCCTGTATGTTTCTTTGTGGGTGCGTACCTGCTGCCAGTTTTCCTGTCAATGGTGTTTCGTACATCGTGCAATCACTTTTGGTTTTAATCACGCACGAAATCACGCATTGAAATATAATTTCTTCTATGTGCGCAGAAAGCCTTTTCTGCTTTCTGATCGCTTCTGATATAGCCTTATTCCCTGCAAGCACTTCTGCGTTTCCTATATCGCAAACTACCCGGAAATGAAAAGGCTTCCCGTCATATTCAAACCATTCTTCAATCTCGCTGTTTTCCCAGATTGCCTTCAACGCTTGTTCTGTGGCGTATCGCGTTCCTTTTATCCGGCTTGACTTGAATGAATTTTTAATGATGTTTCTTTTCGTTTCTATCGGATATGTGTAGTCGTACATATCTACATTGAAATCATAGGCCAGCACATCCAGAACCCGTTCTGACAATTCGTCAATGCGTTCGTATATTGTGGCCTGCTGCATTTCTCCGCTTACTTCTTGCAGGTCCGCTGATACTATTGCCGCCAATGCAACAACTTTTGGGTCATACGTCAGCGCTTCTGGCAGCCTGTCCAGATATTCAGCATCATATATTGATTTACTCATTTTCAATGCCCTCGTATGTTATATTGACAGACACATTCTTTGCTGCTTCTGTATCTTCCAAAACTTCAAAACCCGGTTCCCGAATCACCATCCGTTTTATTCCTTCGTCCATTATGTACTGATACAGTTTTGAAGGGTTTATATCGCGTCCAATCACTCCAGTCTGCCATTCTATGTACTTGTTTACCGCGTCCCCTACTTTCGTTTTTATTTCATCAAGGGACGTTTCCGAAGGCGGTTCAGTAATCCAGTATGATACATCCACGGCAAATTCTTTTTCGTCCGGCACCGATACTTTCACATAATCTGTCAGCGGTCTTATCTTGCTTGCAGTCAGCTGTTTCTGCACATCCTGTATCAGTGATTCCGGGCTTTTTGTGTTGTTCGCAATAAGAATACGCACATCTACCACGCCCGGTTCCGGGCTGTTTGCTGTAGCGTCCACAATAGCCGATGATACAGATTTTGCATGATAAATATAGCTTTCCATCGGTCCAGCTGTGCTATACCCCTTCTGCCGGTCCCGCATCCTCAGATAAAATGCATTGTCCGTTTCCGTCTCCGCTCCGCCTGCCGTAGTCTCCAGATTTTCCGCTCGGTCATAGTAATCATACGGGTCAATTATTATATTCACCTGCCCCGGTGCAAAATCGTTCCCGTCTTCTCCCAATGTCTGGCACACCGCGGCAACGTCCCCGTACAGTTCCCCTGCTTTAATTACAATGCTTTCTTGTGTCGCAAACATCAAATCGCCATCCGGCGTTATCCTCGTACCGGACGGAATAGTTATATTGACTTCCTGCGGCTCTGCAAGATAGAACCGAAACATTGCACTTGCCGCACTGCTTTGCAGCCTTTCTGTGTCCCCGAACAACTCCGCCAAGCTATCTAAGTCTTCACCGGTCGCATATCTCGGCACGTTCTTTTTTGCGCTGTCATTGATAATCACACGCTGCTGCACGATGATCTGCGTCAGCCATTGTATGAACAGCCGTTCCGGGCTTGCCGGATATACGGTATGTCCCACTATTTCTTCGTACATGTTTACAAGCTCTGTTTCTATCGTTTCTGCGTTGGTGTCCACAAAATCAATTTCCGGGTAATCAGCCATCTTCGTTCACCCCCTCCAGCTTAACAGATATAACCACGTTCCCCAGTTCCCCATCTTTTGCAGTTACGGTAATAGGCCCAATGATCGCCCGCGGTTCATACGTTGTGATCTGTTCGAACACCTCTGATACGATCATGTTTTGTATCACCGGCAGTGGCCTGCCTATGATTTTCCCGTTAATGCCGAAATCGAATCTGTAAGGTATCGTGTTTTTAGTGGTTGCCAGAATGACTGCAATATTCTGTATGACCGCATCCAACACCGTTTCCGGCTCCAGCTCTATGTCTTCCAGAATCGAACCGTCACTGGTTATAATGATTTCATCTGTCACGTTATCACCTCTTTGGATATTCCAGCAGCTCCAATTTCGTTGTGGCCTGCATCAGATTTCCTGTATTGTCATAATACTGCATTGCTGCCGTTTGGCTCTGTATAACCCATTTATATGTACCATATACGTT